TGCACTCTTTATACCTGGCGGCGCTCCGGCTCCGATCCCAATAGACCGATGACCACCGCCCGGCAAAGAGCCGCCCACGCTTCCCGGTGTGCCTCTATGTCGCCAATTTCCGGATGTATCCGCACCCTTGATCTGTCGATCAAGGATTCCACCCTTGGTTACTGGCCATCCTTGAAACCACGCACCGCTTCTTCTGTCCATTGATAATCCTTTGGCATCTTCCACCATTCATCTTCACGCCTGACCATGCCGACCACGCCACATTCCCGATCGTCATAGATCCGCACGTCATAAGGGCGGGCAAACTGCTTTGTGAGACTGTCCAACGCTTCCACCACAAAAGGAAACCGCTCCGGGATGTAGTCATGGGATACAAACAAGCCGCCCGGCCTGACCGTGTTGTAAAAGGGCATATCTTTCCAGATCGCCCTATGGCACCCATCCACAAAGATCATATCCCACAACCGCCCGGCATTGGGCAAAAAGAAATCCCAAGAAGCTTGTTGGAGCACTTTCACGTTGGGATACTTGGCCAAGTTCCGTTTTGCAATCTTGATCCGCTTTGGGAGCACGTCCAAGCTCACTATGTCAGCATCTGGAGCCCCTTCCGCAAGGCAAGCCGTGCTATAGCCAAAAGCACATCCAATGTTCAAGATCGCCGCTTCTTTCCCTGCAAGCTGGCGGGCAAGTAAAATCAGCCCACACGCTTGATGTAGGCCCACCTGGCTTGTTATGCCATGCATTCTCTGAAGCGGATAATACAACTCGGGGTGCGCCCCAGTAAAGAACGATAGAATGGAGCCCGGAGCCCCTTCTATACACACGGTCAACTTGGCAAGATCTATTTCATTGATGTACATCATTCACCTTCCAGGTAGTGGCCAAATTCCGTTTCTTGGATCAATGCCTTCACTTGCCGCCAATTGGCGATCAACTCGGACAAGGGATATTGGGCATTGACCCGGTGCAAAAACGGGGCGGCCATTTGATAATACGGCACGTCAAAGAAGCGGCATAGTTCATCATTCAGGGCTTCCGGTAACGCTTCGATCTCTTCCCCTTCAGTCATGTGCTCATAGTAAACCACTTTTGTGGATAGCTTGTGCTTGTCTATCTGGCCATAGGCGGCCTTGCGTGCCTTGATCCGCTCCCTGCAAAGGTCCAAGATCGCTTGTGGGGCAAGCCGGATCGGCTTTGGTTGTTTGGGTTGGCGGTTAAAGTGGTGGAGCGGGTGGGGATGTTCGGCTTTACCCTGGAGCACTGCCTTTTGAAAAAGAAACGAACATGCGGCCCTTAACTCATTGCGCCGCACCAAGTGGATCACCTTTATGCCCTTTTGCCCGGCAAGATACTTCCACACCTTTGGACCGGCCTGGCGATAGATCACTTTGCACATGGCCAACTCGCAAAACTCAGTCCGGAAGATGTATTGAAGCACCTGCTCCGGAGCTAAATCCGGAAAATACCGGTATAATCCGGATCGCCTGGCCAATGGTTCACCCCGTTGGCAAAAGATCAACGGGTGCGAGTCAAGGCACAAGGATAGAAACGATCCCCCGGTCCTATAATCGGTTAGGATGATCCCCGGTGTAGCTGGCATAGATTGCACCCCTTGGTTTTTGCGCAAAAACTTGGGTTATATGTCCATTATATCCCAAAACATCCCAACTCGCAATAGGCAAACGGTCACCTAAACAACTGCGGATCGTTCACATGGTGGATGGCCCCCGGCTGTTGGGCTTCTATGATCTCCCACTCCTTGGCCAAGTCACCGATTGATAAAAGCACAAACGTTTCCAGGAATGCCGGATCTTGCTCTTTGGCTTCCTGGATTGCCTGAAACGTTTCTTCAGACACGGTTAATTCTAAAGTGACCTTTACTTTTGGCATGGTTAGACCATAAACCCCCCGCCCGCCTGAATGCCCCCGGCCTCTTGTGCTGAAGCGAGAACATGGCGGCTAGAATCGGCAAAGTCGTTATCCTTGAGCACTTCCTTGCCCCGATCGTTTCGATGGATGGCCCCAAGTTGGTGCACCGTGGCGGGCATCGCTTCCGGATCAAGGTACAAAAGTGGTCCCTTGTTGGGATCCATAAGCCGCCTAACATAACGGTGACCGTCATCCCGGCGATCCACCAAGTTGGGGATCACGACAAGCCCGGCTTCATAGAATGCCTGGATACTCTTGGGTTGGTCCTTGCCGCAATAAAAGGGCACTTCCATCCCGTACTTGGCTTGAAAATCTTGGGCGATCTCGACCTCACGATCTGGAGTCGCAAACCGCTCCCCGTGCTCTTCTATGCCCCAGTATACCCCGTTGGGCATCTCTGCAAAGACTGTAAACACCAAAGGGTGATCAAAACCCCAGTCAACCCCGATCCCGTATTGGCCATAGCGCCGCACATCTTCCGGGGGCGGCCCTGGAGCGTGAAGATCGGGCAAAAACCTGGGATAGATCAAGTTCTGGCGCTCTGGAGCCGCTAGAAGCTTCTGGACAAGGTAAGTATCCGCATCGGTGCGGTAGTATTCATCTATGGCCACGTCCAGGGGCACGTAACCATCACTATGCCTTGCCCGGCCCCCGCACAATGCCGCCTTTTGGCCTGTCCGTGGGTGCTCCCATTGATAAAGTGGGCACTTGTGCTTCCGGCACTTGTGGCACCGCTCCATTGTCTCAAAAACCGTCCACCTGTAAAGCTTAAAGTTGCGCTTTTTGGCCTGTGGGAGCAATGTGGACAACATCATGCCGTGGGCAGTGTAAGCAGTAGACGCGATCAATGTCTCGGGCGGGTGCTCCTTGGTGCCGGATACCATAAATTGAGCCGTTTCAAACTGCTCCGGCGTCCAAAGGTCTACTTCATCTATCACCAAACGGTTGGGGTGGGAAGCGGTAACGCTCCTTGTGGCATACCCGGAGCCCCGGCGCACCCATGAGCCGTTGGCCCACTCCACATAATCCGTATAGTCCTTGACGATATCACGGGCAAGATACTTTTTTTGGAGCCACGTCTTCAGGTAGGACATGCCCCAATCGCCTTGTGCTTCCACCGCCGCAAAGTGGCCGGTGCCCGATCGCTCGTGAAACTTGGAGCGTAAAAGATTGAGCAATGAGAAATTGAGCGTTTTTCCGCCGCCCCGGCACGCCAACACAAGCGCCCTTTGGACCCGCCTAAAATAGATATCCGAGATTAGATCGAACGGTGCGCAAGATCCAGGATACACCGGCACTCTGGGGATGTGAATCCCAAGATACGCCTTGATCCAACTATGCAACTCGTCTTTATTCTTTGGAGCAAGGTCCGCCGCACCCATTATTCCTGCCTGTTAAAAAGTACCTTGATGCGCTCCAAAAGAGTGGCGCTTTTTTTGGGTATCCATTGATCAAGTAATTCTTGAAAAAATCCGGAAGCTTCCGTGGCCGCATCGGCAAACACAAGCAACGATCTAGCTGTCGCCAACGCCAAACCCGCCGCCCCACTGCTAACCGGATCGCATGTCCCTTCACCTGGGGGCGGGCAGTCCGGGCAATCCGGACAATCGGGATCTTCCCCACAATCCAAACACTGAAGGCTAAACGTGTCCACGTAAGCATTCATATCCCGACCCGGATCGACAAAGATACCCAGAATGAAAATAGTAGACAAGTCCGACCTGGCCACGAACTCCAGATCGTTAAAGGGCAACCATCTGTTGTGTGGGTGAATCGGAGCGGATCGCAAGTTGCGGGGATCGTCCACGTTCGTGGAGCCGTAAGGGCTTACCCGAGTCTCAAGGGAAGCCGGTACATCGTTCCCGTTGTCGTAAATACACCAAAGCTGACCAAAACCTGACAACCGGTAACGCCTTCCGGGCACCGTGGGCACGGTTTGATAAAGTCCGCCGTTGGGCCTGGCATAGTTTGCAAACCACTGGGCGGCCCTGGCCCCCGAGTGCACGCGATCGGGATGTAGTTCCCTTTCAGCCGGTTTATACTCGGGCATATGGCCCAACCAATAAGCTGTCCAGTGCTCCGGCACCTTGATGGTCATCATTGGATGGCCATTTGAGTCTAATTGGTGCGTGTATGGCTCTTCCATACCTCCATTTTCTAGAACCTCTATCGGTTCAGGCATTGGTTCATCTCCTATATCGACATAATAACCTAAATTGGCCGCTTCCTGGAAGCCCTGCATGACCCCGCCAAGGCCATCCATGTACCACTGGTCATACCGTGGCCATCGGTAACAAATGCACGCTTCTATGGTCTGGAAACGCATCTGATTCCAGCCGTCGATCTCTGCCATGGCCCCCTGAATCCATCCGTTATCTACATCCAGCCACGGCCCGTTCTGGTTTGTCTCGGTGATGTAGACCGGCCTGTTATTGTACCACTCGGGGATAACGGCCATAAAATCTTGATAGGCCCGGAAGTGGTACCGGCGATCTTGGTAGGGCGGATCCATCATCTGTTCTGAAGTGATCAACATCGGATCACTGCCATGGGTATAAGTATGAAGGGCTATGCCACCCACAACCGCTTCAGCGCAATAGTTCAACTGGTCAGTAAAATACTTTAGCCAATCTCCTGAAGGGTTTTCCGGGTAAGTTGTCTCAACATTCCACACAGCCACGGGAGCGGGGATCACAATGTCATCACGATGCCCGGCAATTGATAATATGCTGCTTCCGGCCATGTTGAAACACTCGGCATACATCATGGGCGTGATCGGTTGCCGCCGATCTAGTTCATCGGTTGGGCGCTCTTGTGAGTGGTTTGGTTCGTTGCCGATGATCCACCGGAAGCACCCGGCGCTATTGGCCACAAAGTTTTCCACCCTCTGGGCAAAGTCGGCATAATAGGCGGGTAAAGGAATAGTGCCGGCCGCTCCATAGCCGTGGTTGAGCCTGGCAATGACCTGGAAGCCCTGAGAAGTCCATGGCGTATAGTCGAAACCGTTATGGTTGCCCGGATCCCGGCCCAACTCATGGGTAAAAAGAATGAAGCCGGGGTGCGTGGCCATCAAGTGTTCGCCCCCCGGCTCGTGTAGCCCATGTATGTACTGTCTGACCATTAGCCAATTTCCTCAAGGATCGATTCTGCAAGCGCCGGGTGCACTTCTCGCAACTGGGCTATGATCTCCAGTACCCGGCCCCGTTCTTTTCCGCTCAACCCCTCATGTATGTGGACCTGCCTGGCATCGATCACGGTCTTGGGATCTGTCTTGTCGTGGCCTACAAGCCTGGCCAAGCGCATCAAGTCACTGGCCACGGCCTGGCCCAACTTGGTGATCTCGGGATCTAAATCGCCCCCGCCTTCCATCTGCTCCACAAAGGCGGCCCGGCTGAAGCGGGTGCCCTGGACCTGGAGCACTCGGGATAAAAACGTGGCAAGGGCGTGGTGATCATAGAATGCGTCATTGGCCAATGTATCCGCAAGGGCCATGAATTCCTGGTTCATAGGACAAATTGATAATCCCGTTTCGATCCTCTTGGGGCATTTGTCCCAAAGTACGCAAGTTTGATCGCACTTGACCGGTTGCACGGCCTTGACCTGGCTAGAACGGCCCCCGTGCTCCAACCGGTTCATGTTGCCGGTCATGGCCACGGATATCTTCTTTTTGTGCTCTTCTGTTAAATGGCTCCCTTTTGCAACCATCATTTTACCTCAGAATTGACAGACATGAACGGGAAAAACATAAATCTTGGACCCCGCTTCACTTGGGCTACCCGGCAAAACCCTTCCCCATCTCGGGCTACATCACTATCGCATAACCACCGGATATTTTCCCAGTCACCGATTGAAAAAGAAGCACGCACCCAAAGATCCATCAAATTTGAGTCCCCAACCGGCACCACACGGGCATCCAACGTCATGGTATAGTGCAACGTATCCGTGGGCACGGCAAAAGAAGGTGGGTTGGGCTCCGGGGGCGGCCAACTGCCTGGGGGCGGTTGATCCCCTTCCATATACCAATACCCCATGGCTGAAACAAAGGTATTGGGGCGGTAGTGTGAAGGCAATGTGAAAGTGATGTACTCGATCTTTTCTCGGGGCGGGCGGCACTCTTCCCATACGTCATCTGGACCACATATGTATTGCGGAAAAGGATCCACGATCTTTTCCATGTACCACTCATAAAACATATCAGAAGACACGGCCAAAGACGTAACCGGCGCACCGGCCACGGTTACCGGCGAAACAAAGGGATCGGGCTTGCTTTGTTGGCCAAACGACCACCCGGCCCACCATCCCACGCCCGCAATAACCACAAGCAAAATGCAAACTATGATCCACGGTCTTTTCATGCACCTGCTCCATATAAGTAAGGTGGGCACCCGGCGATCACCGGGTGGGGGGGTGCCCGGAGTCCCTGACAGTGCCCACCATTACGACAAACTAAGGATCTCCACGGTGTGATTCCCCGCTTAGATCGATCTCGTTCCCATAAAAGAAGAACGGTCCAGCCTCAACCAAAGCCAAGTCCCGGTCCAACTGGAGCCGGTCACAATCACGGCCCGAGAAGGCAAACACAATATCCCGGTTCTGTCTTTGATAATCCATAACCGCTTCCACCGCCCACGCACTGGGGATCTCCGGCGCTTCCAGGTATCCCCAATATCCAGCCTCTAGGCACTCCTGGACCGTGTAACACCAACCCCGATACAGCCGGTTGTATACCGTGTCAATCAAAGATGTGGCCGCTTCATGGCAAAAGCTATCCGTGCAATCGTAAGCTTCCCCATCCAGCATCTGGGCAAGTGAATACTGGTCAAACGAGATCCCGGCAAGTAAAAGAAGCAATATAACCTTGATAGCCATGCCGTCATACCCGCACCGTGAGACTGGCATAGTTGGGCTCAAAAAATGAAAGTTGTTGATCCTGCATCTCAAAAGGCACGCCAATATGCTCCAGTACCCGGCCAATCCCAAGCCGGTTTATGCACACGTTCCACCATTTTGGGTGCGTTTCTTGCATTCTCTGAAACCGGTTCGGATATTTCTCCAAGTGCACGCCAAAACAGCAAAACATGCACCCGCTCCGGTCATAGCCCATGTCGTATAGCGGCGAATAGGGCAGATTGAAAAAGCGGATGTACTCCTTTATGTCCTTGTCCAGCCAAAAAGCCAATGGTGTGGATCTGGGCGCTTTTGTCTGGTAAGCATTACATCCTAACTGCAAGTATACAAGCTCTCGTTCGTTCGATTCATCCGCCCGAGTACCCACAAACGAATACCCAAACCGCTTTGAAGCCTGGCGCAATGGCCTTTTCTTGAGCCAATGGCAACACCGATGCGAGATCTTAAAGGGCGCATCCACCAAGTAAAGCCACTTGTCCGGGATCTTGGCCATCTTGCTATACGTGCCGTCCGATCGAATGCCAGTCATCCGGAGCCGCTTTGTAGCCGTGTCTCTATCGCCCGACATACGCACTTCATGAAGGTACTGGGCGATCTTTTTGCTCACAACCGGGTATCCATACTCCCGGATCACCTGTCTAAAACCCTTGTCCGGCCTGACCTCATGCACATTCTCTATTGACCTGGCAAAACGCACATTCTCCGCGTACTCTAGACCCGTGTTTGAAAATACGGCGGGCACATCCGGATAGACTGATCGGACCAAATGCAAAAGTACAGTGCTATCCAACCCGCCCGAGAACGATACATACACCTGGCCATCAAACCATTCATGCCAAGCCTTGATCCGCTCCTTTGACATGATGATCTTTTGATCCAGTTTCAAAGATTGCCGCTGTGCTAACTGCCAACGCTCTACCTTCTTGACTTGTTTCACGGACCCAAAGTTTCCAGATCCGAACGATCCCAGTAGTAAGCCCGCTCTTGTTGCTTTTCCCCCTTGGCCCAAGAGATCGACATAGAATCAAGGCCCATATCTTCAGCTTTTGATAATAATTCTCTGGCCATCGCTTCCAGTTCTGCTAACTGTTCTTGTGCCATCTCTTCAAACATGCCACTCAACTGCTCTTCCATACACCATGCCTTCTAACTTAAAGAGCCATGTCCGGCCTCTGAAACCACCTTGTAAAGCTTCGCGTGTTCGACATGTGGGCTTTGCCCGGTTGTCTACTAGGGCGATAGCGGCAAAGGCTTGATCAAGTCCCACTTCCCCATTACTGGAAGGCTCCGTTTTTTAACGTGTGGTCGGCTCTTGATTCTCTCCGGGCGGGCTTGATTCGGAATTGGCCACCCCTGCATGCCGGTTTAGCCTTACCCTGGATCCGTTTCGAGATCTGCCACGCCCTTGGTCTTTTGGCCCAAAGACAAAAGGCAGTATCCCGCCACTATCCCTTTAATTCACCACGGATCAACTGTGCTTCCCCTAACCCTATTGTACCACGAAACAACACAACGATCAATACCCCGGATCAAGCTCCTATACCGCTTCTAAGCCCTTCGACAAGAGAACGGCCAACCTCTTCCCAGTCTGGATCGGAAAACCCCCAAGTTTTCACCTGCCACGGGTATAAAAGGCCACGGGGAGCCAACCAAAGCGGCCCATGGGCATAATAATCTTCCTGCCATCGCACACAATCCGGACAGATCAACACGCTGGACACACCTGGCGGGCAAAATAGCCGATCACTGGTCCACTTCCACCCCATCCGCTCCGCATCACGCAGTAACACCCGTGGATACTGCATGGGCGGATATACAGCTTGTCCAGGGCTTGCCCACCCTTCCATGCAAATAAAAATGTGGTACTGGCACACCGCTTCACGATCCATCAATCGCTTTCCTATCCCTTGCCCAATGATAAACATCCTACCGCCACATGGCTATGATGTTCTCACAGCTACGCCTAAAAGCCTCATACGGAGCCCCTTCCCCCCACTTCCACGATCTGGACCTTGCGCCGTTCTGTTATAATCGCCATTCTTATCCCAATTCTAGCCGGATCACACAACACGGCAAAAGACACACATACAATATCCGCTCTTCCTGGTCATAGTAAGCGCCCACCCACATATCATACCACGCAAAATAAGCCCTGATCCTTCTGGCCCAAACAAACCCGCAAGCCGGGCACCAGTGCTTGAACCAAGTCCGTGCCATCGAAGCGCCACACTTGGGACATGGCCATGGAAAATCTTTCATGGCGTATCCTTTCATGGCGCATCCTTCAGGGGCGGAAGCTGTACAGGATCGGAGATCTCTACACCCGCCCGCTCCAAGTGGCCCTTAACCATCCGCTCCCACTCTTCCTTCTTGCCTATTGAAAATATCCCGGACCCGGCAAACACCAACGCATCCGCCAAGAGCCGGTTGGCGAATTCATACAATTGCCCCAATTCAGTGTCCCGGCCCTCATGATCGATCCGGCCGGCCAACACCGCCCCCAACCGGCAATACTCGGAACCCATGCTATCTGTGTAACGATCCGGCAAAAACGATTGATCGGCCAACACGTAAAATGCCCACTTGCCACTTATAACCTTCTCCGGAGCCACCAAAGCAACAGCCGGGATGTAGGTGCGGCCCATGGGCATATCTACCCGGAGCCCTTCCCACGCATGCGCTATATCGTGCACGTCCACCCCATGTTCCAACTGAAGCCACCCACCCATTACTTCAAGTTCCATCATCGGATCCCCCATGCTCTTTGAGATATGCCGCAATATCTTCTTCTGTTGTACCCTCTGGCCAAATTACATAAGTTTCATCTTTGACCCAAGCCGCTATCCCATCCTCAAAACCAGTATTGGCCACATGCTTATACCAATCTGAAAGATCTTCCATGTCCAGCCCGGTCAACTTGCGCCCCCACAAAGTGAATTCACGATGCACAGCCCCACCCAACACGTTGCCCATGATCACCGCCCTGGCCCGCTCCGCCCCCAACCGCACACCCCGATCGTGCACATAGTTAAGCAGTAACCGCAACCGCTCCCAAGTATACCGATCTACAGCCAACCAATCAAGGATAGCTTTACATGTGGCCCTGTCCTCTTTATAGTTGGCCTGAAACGGCCCTTCCCTACCCGTTCTTTGATCCAAGTCAGCCAATAACTCAACCGCCATAATCATGTTCACTTCTTTTTCCTTGCTCATTGCCCTTTCCTTTCATCCATTGAAAATAAACAATCCTGCCACAACCCACTTCTCTTCTCCATCACTCAAACCGCTTTCCTATACTAAACCCACTAAACCCCATGGCCTTGGCGTTCCGGCACACCGCCATAGTAGAAATGGGCACCCCCAACCTTGATAATGTCCGGGCTATCTCTTCATACCCCAAATCCTTGCCGTAATACTGCTCATGCAACCACGCAAGCCGCTCTTCCCTAGTCCCCAAGTCCAACCGGTAACACAAGATCATCTCTAACTTGGTCATATCCCTATGCAAATCCCCTATCCCATCAGCCACTTCCCGGCCAAAGTGCTCCCGTATCCAACCCGGCGAAATACGACCATGCACGTTCCACGCACCCTTGTCCATCACCGCCCGGCGCTTAACCTCTTCCCGGATACTCTCCAAGTCCACCCCTTCACCGCTATACTTACGCCCCGCCCGTGGCGTTAATTGCCGCACCCGCTCCCGAGTCAACCCAAACACATCCCCCACAACCTGGAGCGTGTACCCATGCTCAACCCGCAATGCCGTCATAACAAACACCCGATCACCATGCGCCAACTTAAAAGCCACATCCTTACCAACCAACCGGCGCAACCGGCCCCACGATTCCCCACCACATTCCCGGATAAAGGGCATGATCTCTTGCATGTTCACCAAGCCACCACCCATACTATCCTTCCTTCCTTTCAAAAACGTCAACATAACTCCATATTACACCGTAAGGCGGATCAACTATATCGAATTTTAACCGGGCAACCAAATCCACCCGATCCATATCCAGATCACTATCAAGTAACCAAGCCCGGCAAGTCACAACCATCAAACCGATCACTTGCCACGCATGCCATGCTATATCGTTCTTGATCCGCTTGCCATCTTCCCAAAAGCTCGGGTACCGCTCCCACTTGTCACCAGTAACATCAAATGGCCCCGATTCTCGGATAATACACTTTACCTTAACCCGATCACCCATGCTATCCTTCTTTCTTCATTTGCACCCACCGGGGATCCGTGGATGATATGACATCCCACATGGCCGCATTCCGCACGTCAAAGACAAAGCTGGCCCGCCGCCCATCTTCCAGGTCCATCCACACGTACACAAGATCGTGCCCACCACGCACCATGCCCCGGTATACCCGCTCGTTACTGGTCACACCCAACCATACAGATCCCAACCTAACCCGGCCTATGCTCCCTACAGCCGCTTCCACACTGGTCACCGGCCCCAACTCTTCAGCAACCGATAAAACCACAGAATAACCATGTGCTAATCTCGCTACCGATGCTATTACTTCATTGATCATTGTAACCACTTTCCCCATGCTCAAACCGGGCACCACGGAACGCTAATATAGCCCGATCTATATCTTGGCACGAAGATTCTCTGAAACGTCCAAAATAGCCATTCAATTCTATTCTATCCATCTCCTTTGACCACTTGTTTCCAGAACAATGGATACCATATACCTTACACCGCACTGGATCACTACCTACAAATGTCCATGACGTGTGTTTAGTTGCATACGTTAAAGCCTGAACCTTCACCATCTCTGGAATAGTAAAATTGCCCCCCTTGATCTCTATCCAATATCCAGAATTCGGATATATCAAGGGATACTGATAGGGAAGCCAAAAATCAGGTAAGTACAACCCCGCATCCCCAAGATCGTATCCCTCTTTTTCGTACTCCCATTCAATCCCCAAAGTGTCAAAGAAGACAGCCCACCGGGCTTCTAGCCTGGACCTGAAACGGTACCCTTTGTATCTTGTTTCAATTGCCTTGATCTCTACCATCCTTTTCTTCTTTCTAACCATCCGCCCACCCGTAAAACTGGACCGGCACCGGTACGTTCACAATAACATACCCATCAAACGGAGCACGACCCGGAAGCAAAACCAACCATCTACCTCCCGTGTATCCATTATACTTGAGCCGATATCCCCATGTCCATAACTCAGTGTGGCCCGAATCACAACCCAAATCGATCAAGTTCCACCCAGCCACTTCCGGATTGTCCACCCTGATCAAATCAGAACACATCCACACGGCCCCATCACTACATAAGACACTCTTGCCACCCGGCTCAATCTGCACGATCTCAACATGGGCAACCTGGCCACGCTTGCGCCGGTCCAAGTCCGGATCTATGTTGTAACCATCGTCATCCAGGTACCCATAACAGGCAACCATGCTCCCCTTGCCGATCTCCTGGCCAATCGTATCGTGAGCCACTACCATAAAACACCGCCCTTCTAATCACTGTAGCATGTAAAAAATTGATCATCCGGCCCTTGGGAATACCTTGCCCCTTCCGGCCCTGGAATTTTTTTTGTGATCCTGGTCCAAGTTGGCCGTTTTTGCGCCGTGTTCTGCGTGCAATCTTGCGCATATTTACGGTGCCGAATGTGCACCCCCCTATGTCCTATAACATGTGTTAGCGGACATAGACTTTTGGACATAGAATTGAGCGCCCACACTGTGCACAAGGGCGGGGTGGTGAGCCGGGTGGGCACGCACACGCTCCCGTATGTATGGCCCTATAGTAGCCCCTCATGTAGCCCCCCTGCGTACAGTCTCAACACTAGAATCAAGCTCTACAGGTACCCCACATAGTAGCCACATATAGATGATTGTATGCAATAGCTCCATGGCCACGTCCACACATGTGATCTTACGCTCTACCATGAGCAGTGTACACAGTTCCCATGTCATCCGTATAGTACGGCCTCTATGGTCCTTCACGGTACGCCTTATGTGAGCCTCTAGTACCACAGCAAAAGGATGCTTCTCTAGCTCCATATAGATACGCTCTAGGCCAAAGCTCTCCCGTATACGTCCAGCTTCTGGCCACGTATGGCATATGTGCTCAAATATTTGGCAGAAAAAAGCATAGTTTTCCCCATGCGGGCTAGTGTCCAGGGCAAAGGCTTCTTGTAGCATACCCCCCCTATCTAGGGCATCTCTCATGGGTACCCCCCACAGAGCCTATATAGGTCTAGGTAGGATTGTGCCCAGTGCTTGGCCAACAGGATGTTGATCTTGTGTGTATACATCAGATAGCATGCAAGGTGGGATAAGCTTTTGTGTTGGGCAAAATAGTGCCATGTATGGCCCACTCGGGCTTCTTCCATAGCCTCTACACAGACACGGCGCATGTGGGTACGTGCATGAAACTGGTCATCCAGGAAACGCTTTGTTTCGTCATCTAGCCACTCGGGCCATTCCATTGTAGCGGACCAACCCCATGAGGTACCTTGAAGAACGGCATGAGTAGTAGCATAGCGCATGGCATCGGTCATGTCATCTAGGGATGGCCTTGGCGTGTCCGTGGGCACATTGACCCATACCGTTGGGCCATCTGGGGAGAATATGGGTATAGATTCCCCTGGCGTGGGCCTGGTAACGGTGCGCCCTCTGGTATAGGCACTATAATGGTGAGTCATGTCATAGTGTGCCGTGGGGAAGCGTTGGTGGAAGGCTTCCGGTGAAAGGATTGAATCTGGCGAAACAAAAACGGCTTCATGGCCATCGTTTGGGCTCAAAAAGCGGCTATTGCAATACTCGGCAAAATCTGATTCATTGATAGCAAAAACGTGAAGAGGCAGTGTTTCATTGATCCATTCTGCTTCAGGGCAAAAGTGCCGGAGTTGTGCGAGTTCGTCATGAATGTGCCTTCTTTGGTACCAAGTTCCGGTTTGGGCAATGATGTTTATAATACGGCCACTGACTTCTTGGGCACGTCCCCGGTAATAATGGAGCCGATCGGGGCATGGGTAATGGGCGGGATCAAGGCGATCGGCCATTTCGCCCGGTTCGGCATAATAGGGAGCCTGGCGCATGGCATAATCGAGTAGCCATCTTTGGCGGAAGTCTTGCATTTGGGCGTGGTGTTGGCATACTACTAGGATATCACGGCCTGTCATGGGATTGTGCTCCAGGTTCTGGCGGTTGCCAATTAGGATCGGTTGCCATGGCCAATATCGTGTCTCGGGTTTGTTCGCTTGTGCCGGTCATGCCCCTGGCAAAGGCTTGTGTTGTTTGATCGCCCCAGTCTACAAGGGTTTGGGCAAAGTGTTCAAAGGAAGCGGTCATTCGTTCCATGGTGGGGATCATCACTTGACCTAGAGCGGTATAGAAGGCTTGTATCCCGGATATGCTTGCTTGTAGGGCATTGGCGATCTGGTTACTGGTCGGTTTTGGTTCCAGGTAATAGAAGCCCCTTATGCCATATAGTTCGTGAAGCATGATCTTGTGTTTGGCGTCTTGGTATGCTTTGGTGACCATGGCGTGGTTAGTGGGATCGGCAAGTTTCAAGCAAGCCGCCCGGTGTGGTGGGCCACCGTATAGTTTTTGCCATGCCAGTTTGTAGGCATGGGCATCTAAGTGAATGATAATCCCCAAGTTATCCATTATGTTTTTGCTTCTGGGATAACCGTTATCTATGCTTCTGGGTGTCATGTTTGCGCACCTACAATTCACATGGGTGGGCGGCCTGGCCGGGTTCGATCTTTGATCACACAGCATGTTGATTTGCCTATAATTACGGTCCAAAACGGCCCTAGTTTTTGCCACAAAAACCCTGGTTGGTATTATACCTCTTCTGAGCTATAGGGGCAACTGGGCAAGTGGCGTTCTTGGTTGCGTCTGAATTTGGTTTGGCAAAGTACGCATTCTAGCACGTCTTGGCTTGAATTGGTGCCCCGGTGATCTGGACCGGCTCCGCCAATGGCCACGCTCACGACCCGGTAAAGATGGCCTTTGATTCTTGGAAGGTGGGGCATGAGTCGTTGGGCCTGGCGGAAGGCTTCTTGGCCTTTGTCGTCCCGTTGGTTTTTAACGGCGGCCACAATCTGGAGCACTTGAGCGCCAAAGGTTGCCAATTGGGTGGTATAGAGTTCTTGGGGTGTAAGTGAGTGATGGTATTTAGCCATAACAGTGTCCTTTACTGTAATGATAATCCTCTCAGTGTTTTGTACTAGCCTAGTCTGGTTTGGGCGGATCTGGTCGGTAAGCTTTGGCTTGTTCCCTGGCAAGGTCTTGTTGGGCTTGGTGCACGTCTTGCCAACCGGCCATCCATGAATCCCGCAAGTGTCCTTCTGGATACTCGCAAGCGGTTTTTCCCTGCCGGTGTTGGCGGGCAATGCACCCGAGTTCGTAAGCGGTTGGATCATACTTTGGCGTTACCGTCCCGGTGTCTTCTACTGTCATGGTCTTGTCCTTTCGTTTCTGAGTATGTCTATCGGTACCCCAAAGCCCGCCGCTACGATCTGGTCAAAGATGCGCCTTGGCAGTACCACGGTTGGATCTGGTATGGGTTGCAAGTTCACGTTAGCCGCCCGCCGTTCTATAGTTCGGGTGACCTGCTCCAGGGCTCCAAAGAAGGAAAGTTGTTGGCCATCGATCTCGATATGCGCCCCTTCATGGTTGGCCATGGAATCCTGGAAGAGCGTTCCGACAAGATCCCCCCACTGCGCCGGTCTTTGGGCCTGGAAGTCATCCGAGTGCCACGGGTAAAGTTTCATTGTTCTGGCTCCGGGAGCCTACAGATCCACAGGTCTGAATGCTTGTTACCCTGGCCATCGGTCACGTTTACGATCTCGTCACTGACAAGCACGGGGAGCGTGTCCCCGCAAAGGACTAGTTCCGTTACATCGGCAAAGGCGGCTTCTTTGAGTTCTTGGCACACGCCTATGCAGTATTGGCCGCCCCATCTGGGATCTAGTTTGATGATCCCGTACATGGCTTCCATCTGCTCCAGTAAAGCGGGATCAACTTTGGGTTGTGTCATGGTTAATAGTCTTCCTTGTAGGTGCCGCCATAGGTTGGGTATCCCATAATGCACACGTGCCCTTCTGGAGCATTGGCCATTTCAGCCGTCATGGCATAAAAGGGTGATATGTGCCCGGTGCTCCACACGTTTAGGTTATCCCCCCGGTAGATGGCCAAGATATCCTTTGTGCCTGGTTTATCCAGTGGTTTATACTGGCCATGTCTTGGGTGGGTTACAATGACCTGGCTTGCCCCTTTGATCTCGTTTATGGTTCGGGTTATGCCTATCCGTTGCACCACGGCGGAAGCGATCGGGATCTGAATGATAATATCCGGTTGAGCGGGTTGGCAACGGTCTTCCACTTCCCGCACTTGAGCCGTGGCCACAAAGAGCCATTGGCCGCCGTGCTTGTACCACATAAAAAGAGCATTGGGATTGATCACCTTCTCTACAATCCACACCCCCACCCCCTGCATAAGTATCCGCCCCGCCTGGCCATCATACATCATGGGCACTTGGTCTTGGACTGCATCCCCAGTACAAGGTTCATAGTATCCGGGATCGTGCCTTACACCGTCCCACACATAGGGTTCACTCATTCTTCTTGTTCTTCCCACTCTTCCGGCTCGGGCTCCAGGTCGGCCCCCCTGGTCAGTAGCACGGCCCGGATCTGGTTGCGCCTTTTGCGTGCCCGCTTTAGTTTGTCGTGGGCCTTGCGCCTTACATCTCTCCGGAGCCGTCGATCGTGTGCCCGGTCATAGAGTTGGTCCACGCATGTGTTAAAGATCGCATAGTAGGCTTGAAGCTCTTCCGTGTCATACTCGGGCAATTTCATGACAAGGTTGGGCACGTCGATCCTGGCAAGTGGGCGCTTTGGTGTGGTCACGGTTGGGCTCATTGTAATAGGTACCCCACGCTCACAATTAGGCCACTGAATGATAATCCTTGCCGCTTGCATAGTT